AACTTTATTTTATCAGATTTTTGCCTATCTCTCTTTTCTTTTTTCTTAATTTTGTCCAATATCTATTGTAGCACTACATTTGCTTGATCTCATTTTCAAACACTGCCCTTGATTATTATTCCAAAAGGTGCTATAATAGCATTGGTGATAATAATGAAAAGGAAAATACTTGTAGGTCTGCTTACCGCCGTTATCTTTTTGGCTTGCGCCCTTGTGATAAATATAACTCCAAAGGTGGAGAAAGGTTCAGTTGCGCTGACCTGTGACGGAAGCAAATATGAGCTTCCCGGCACTGAAAAGACACGATACTGCAACGGCAAGAGCGAGAGCCTTTCCGCTGAAGAGAGCTTTGAAGATCTGCTCTCCTCTGTACCGTCATTTAATATAAAGGCAGATATAGATAAGGACGGCAATGTTACCCTTAAAACCCCTATGTCCGTAGAAGTCACAGGGGACAGGCTCGGTGACGTGCTTTACACTGTCTACAGCTATGACGGAAAGGTGCTTGCCAAGGAGTCCAAAAAGCTGGAGCTTCCAAAAGAGGATATTGACGGCTGTCTTGTGAAAATAAAAATTACATGGGGCAAGAAAGACACAAGCTATCTTGAAGAAGATTACTGGTTTGCCGCAATGTACAATACCGAAAGATAAACATAACATCAAAATGTAGGGGCGACCTCTGGTCGCTCACTTTCTTTCTGTAAACTTTCAGACAACAAAACGTCGGACGAATTTGAAAACGTCCGACGTTTTGTTTTTTAACATATTTGAAATCCTATTATGCCCACCATACAAATAACGCTGCCGATAAATCTCAGCTTTGTGATAGGCTCTTTTCTTATGAGCGCTATAACAAACAGCGAACACAGTATCATAGGCTGGATAAATGACGCACTCGCAAGGCTCACAGCAATAACAGCGTTCTCCGCAAGCAGACCTGCCACATTCGGAATCTTTGTAAGCACAACCACCCATGCACCCTTTTGATTTTTCTTGAATATCTCCAAAGGCTTCGCCCTTGGCAGAAGTATGATAGCCATAAGTATAAGCGCAAAGAACAGCGCCATGGTTGAGGATATGTAATTCTCCGACGCTCTTACAACTATGCCGTAGCCGTATCTTGCCAAAAGATAGAACACCAGAGGAACAACTATCCTGCGGTAATTTATATTGCCGCTGTCCGTTCTGCCTGATTTTGCGATAAAAACAAGTCCTGCAACAGTAAGCACGATAAAAAGGAACTTGAAAATGCTCGGCTTTTCACCAAGGAAAATATCCGTTGCATAGGACATGAAAAGGGTGATACCAAGCCAAGCCTTAAGCTCAAAGGCTGATATTTCATCAAGGATAATAGCCGAAAGCTTAAATTCAAGGATCTTCGACAAGCACAGCAGACCTATCGCCGCAAATGACTGCCAGCTAAGCGTAATAGTCCTGTCGAGGAAAGGCAGACAGCAAGCCATGAAAACAGCCGTTGCCGCCGCCATTAAGAACCCAAGCTCGTCGCCGTTGAATTTTGCCGTTGAAACAGCGTACTTGTCACTAAGGGAACATATCGTGTAGCATACAACTACAAGTATAAGCAAAAACATTATTTTTCTTCTTCCTTACTCTATGATTTTCTAAGACCTGTATGCTGTGAAACATACAAAATAACGGGCGACCCAAGGTCGCCCCTACGCAAAGCCGATTTATCAGTTCTTTTTATTTTTCACAAGCCATACTACCGCCAAAATACCAAGTATCACTGAGAACAGAGTAGCAATGGCTAGACATATCCAGCTTGCATACTGACTTTGTATAAATTCGTTCTGCGATTGGCTTCCTATAAGGGCATCTACCCCCGATTGCGAGCCTAACGCTGAGAACAGTATTATAAATGCCATTCTCACATTCATTACGCAGGCTATAACGCTGTAAATATGCACTATACCCTGAAAAAGACAGACTCCGCAGTCGTCCTTTACATAGCTTTTCACTCCAAGCACCGCACATACCACCGACACTGCCGTGTAGATAATGAACGCCGCAAAAAGCACTATCGTTGGCACTTTTGCTCCCTCGGTTTTCACTATCATGCTCATAAGCCCAGCCATACACCCCATGAACACAGCCGCTGCCGCAAGCCCTGCAACAGACCATTTTCTGTATAAAAGTTCCGACTTTTTTATCTGCTCTTTCTTTATCTGCTTAGGCATTTTCTTCCTCCGCCTTCTTGCTTTCAAGCTCCTCTTCGGATATCTTGAAGCGTATCCTGTCTATTTTCTGCTCGTCCTCCATTTTCACTGTCATCTCAAAAGGCGGACAGCTTATAACTTCATTCTGCTCAGGAAGTCTGTCAAGCATATCCATTATCCAGCCACCGAGAGATGTTCTTTCGGTTTCGATAGTGTCCTCCGGCAGTCCTGTCCTCTCAAGAAAATCCGATACCGAAAGCTCCGCCGACGCTTCGTAAACACCGTCGCTTATTTTCACAAGGGAGGTATCCTCCTCGTCGCTTTCATCATAGATCTCGCCCACAAGCTCCTCTATGATATCCTCAAGGGTACAAATGCCCTCCGTGCCGCCATATTGGTCAAGCACCACCGCCATATGCACCTTTTTGCGCTGCATCTGCTTCAGGATCTCAGAGATCTTGCGGTTTTCGGTTATGTAAAGTGGCTTGTTCATTATAAGGCTTATGTCCGTCTTGCCCTTGAGATACATTTCAAAAAAGTCAGACTGGTGGATAAGTCCCACAATGTGGTCTAAGTCCTTGTCATACACGGGAAGCCTTGAAAACTTTGTCTGCACAAAGCGTTTTTTTATGCTCTCCATATCCTCATGAAGCTCAACACCCTCGATATTTACTCTCGGAACAAGTATCTCGCTTATGGTTATCTCGTCAAAATCAAGTGCCGAACGCACAAGCTCCGACTCCTGCTCTTCAAGTACACCCTCGTCCTGAATCTCGTCTATGATATATTTAAGTTCTTCCTCAGTAACAGACGGCTCGCTGTTCTTGTTGCCCACAAGCTTTGTAACACCGCTTTTTATGCCCATAAAGATAGCCGTTATAGGCGTGATGATGAACATGAATGCGGAAAGCGGAGCCGCCATAAGAATAGAAAACCTCTCGGAATTTTCCTTTGCAAGGCTCTTAGGCAAGATCTCACCAAAAATAAGCACAAGCACCGTCATGACTACAGTAGCAAGACCCACGCTTCCCTTTCCGAACTTCTCCGTAAAAAGCACCGTTGCAAGTGAAGATGAAGAAATGTTCACAACATTGTTTCCCACAAGTATAGCGGTGAGTGCCTTATCAAAATTATCGCATATGTTCATTGCCTTCTTTGCAGACTTGTTTCCGTCGTCTGCAAGTTTTTTAAGCCTTATCCTGTTGCATGAAGAAAATGCTGTCTCCGTTGCAGAACAAATAGCAGACAGCATAAGAAGCACAGCGATGATAACAACTTTCATAAAATAAAATTATCCTTTCAGGTCAGAATATAAATTTGCTGCCCTAGTTATAAAAATAGCACTAAAGGCAGTCATGAAAACTGACTACATATAGTTATCATAACATATTTTTTAACCAATTGCAACAGTATTGTTGAAAAAACGATGTAAAAGAGTTATAATATTCTTTGTGTTCATAATATTCATATGCACAAAAGGAGATAACAGAAATGACAAAGAAAGATAAAGACATTTTCGACAAAATAATGGACTGGAAGATATTCGGCTGGTTCAGACCCTTTTACGTCAAAAACAAGGAAATGCTTTTGTATCTGTTTTTCGGCGTACTCACCACCGCAGTCAGCTTTGTGACCGCAGGCATCTCAAAAGTGCTTTTGGAGCAGGCAGGCATAGGCAGGGGCGGAGTTTCCACCACAAGCACCGTCATATCATGGATATGTGCAGTAACATTCGCATACATAACCAACAGGATATGGGTTTTCGAGTCTGAAGCAGAGGGCAAAAAGGCGATAATCTCCGAAGCGGCTTCATTTTACGGCGGCAGGATATTCACTCTTCTCGTAGAAATGTTCATGATGTGGCTCGGCTACTCACTTCTCAGCTTCAACTATTGGGTAACAAAGATAGTGGCAAACGTTGTTGTGCTGATACTTAACTATGTCATCAGCAAGCTTGTGGTCTTCAGAAAGAAATAAGCATACAAAAAAAGCTGTCAGATCTGACAGCTTTTTATTTTGCCCCAGTTGCCACGTTGCAACCGACTAATCTCTGTACATAAGCGTGACCGCCATGCCGTTTATCACGCCCACTACAACTCCGCACACAATGAAAAACACCTTGATAGGCAGGTCAAGCAGAAGCGAGATAAGCCCGAACACGATAACGAACGCCATTGCTCCGCCTATCTGCACAAGAAACTTTCTTTTCACAAGCACAGGAAAACGCTCAGCAAGCTTTGCGGTCTTGTTACCCTTGCGGTCAATTATCCTGTAAATAAGCTGAGTCAGTGCCATTGGTATTCCGATAAATAAAATTGCTGTTACAAGTTTGTCCATTTTAAATTCCTCCATTTTTCACTTAAATTATAGCTTTTTGTATCAAAAAAGGCTGCCCAAGACGCAGTTCGTCCGTGGGCAGCCTCATTGCTGCATATAAAATTTCTTTTATCAACAATTAAAGAACTCTTACGCCAACAACGCCCTCGATAGACTTGAAAGCGTCAGCGTCAACGTCGCCTGTAACATCGAGCATTGTGTAAGCCCAGTCTTTCTTAGACTTGTTTACAAGGTTCTCGATATTTGCGCCCTTGTCAGATACAACAGATGTGATCTGTGCAATAAGTGCAGGAACGTTCTTGTGAAGCACGCAAACAAGGTGGTCGCCTGTTTTAGCAAGCTCTGCATTAGGGAAGTTTACAGAATTCTTGATAGTTCCCTTCTCGATATAGTCGATAAGCTCGTGAGCTGCCATTGTTGCGCAGTTGTCCTCAGACTCAGGTGTGGAAGCGCCAAGGTGTGGAAGAACGATAACATTCTCCTCGCCAAGAACAACATCATCTGCAAAGTCTGTTACATACTTTGCAACCTTGCCGTCCTTGATAGCCTTTACAACAGCCGCACTGTTGATAAGCTCGCCTCTTGCAAGGTTGATAAGACGAACGCCGTCCTTCATCATTGCTATCTGAGCTTCGTCGATAGTGTTCTTTGTGTCAGGTGTATAAGGAACGTGGATAGTGATATAATCGCTGTTCTTGTAGATATCATTGATATCAGCAGTTACCTTTACAGCAGGCTCGAGCTGGATAGCTGCGTTTACAGAAAGGAATGGGTCATAGCCGATAACGTCCATGCCAAGTGCAACGGCTGCGTTTGCGATCTTTCCGCCGATAGCACCAAGACCGATTACGCCAAGAGTCTTGCCCAATATCTCAGGACCTGCGAACTTAGACTTGCCGCCCTCAACTGTCTTTGGAGCGTCAGGAGTGCCCTTGAGTGATGCAGCCCATGCAGCAGCCTCAGTTATCTTTCTTGAAGAAAGAAGAAGCGCACAAATAGCAAGCTCCTTAACAGCGTTTGAGTTTGCGCCAGGTGTGTTGAATACAACGATTCCCTGCTCTGCGCACTTCTCAACTGGAATATTGTTTACGCCAGCACCTGCTCTTGCAATAGCAAGCAGGCTCTCAGGCATTTCCATATCGTGCATCTTTGCTGAACGTACCATTATAGCGGTAGGATTTTCAGCATTGTCGCTTACTGTGTACTTAGCCTTGTCGAAAATATCTGTACCGCAAGCGGCGATCTTATTCAAAGTCAATATGTTGTACATTAAACTAACCTCTTTCATCTATTTAAGTGATAATTCTTACAAACAGGCAAAGAACAAGTATTACAGCGAAAAGAACGAGAACAACTTTGCCTTTTGACTTACTTCTTTCATTAAGCTTATCACGCCAATCGTCCGGATTGTTTTTGATCAAATCAGCAGTGCTTATCATATGAAGCAATCGATGAAGCATTGAAATTTCACCTCGATCAAATCTGATTATGCGTTCTCAGCCTCGAACTTCTTCATGAACTCAACAAGCTTTTCAACGCCCTCGATAGGCATTGCGTTGTAGATAGAAGCTCTCATACCGCCAACAGTTCTGTGACCCTTGAGGTTTACAAAGCCTGCTGCTGTAGCCTCAGCAACGAACTTCTTGTCAAGCTCAGCGTCGCCTGTTACGAATGGAACGTTCATAAGAGATCTGTCCTCAGGAACAACAGTGCCCTTGAAGAGCTTGCTCTGGTCAAGATAATCATAGAGTATCTTAGCCTTCTTCTCGTTGTGAGCCTTCATAGCCTCAAGACCGCCCATTTTCTTTATCCACTTGAATACCTTGCCGCAGATATAGATTCCATAGCAAGGAGGTGTGTTATAAAGAGAATCTGCGTCAGCCTGAGTTTTCCACTTGAGCATTGTAGGTGTGCCCTCGAGAACGTCGTCAGTGATAAGATCTTCTCTGATGATAGCAATAACAACGCCGGCAGGACCAACGTTCTTCTGAACACCGCCGTAAATAACGCCGTACTTTGTTACGTCAACAGGCTCAGACAGGAAGCAGGAAGAAACGTCTGCAACAAGTGTGTGACCCTTTGTGTTAGGCAGTGTCTTGTACTTTGTACCATAGATAGTATTGTTTTCGCAGATATAAACATAGTCAGCGTCCTCAGGAATATCGAGGTCTGAACAATCAGGGATATAAGAGAAAGTCTTGTCAGCAGAAGAAGCCACAGCAACAGCCTCGCCGTATTTCTGAGCCTCCTGATAAGCCTTCTTAGCCCACTGACCTGTGATTATGTAAGCCGCTTTCTTGTTCTTCATAAGGTTCATAGGAACGGCTGAAAACTGCTGAGAAGCACCGCCCTGAAGGAACAGCACCTTATAGTTATCAGGGATACCCATAAGATCTCTGATGTCCTTTTCAGCTTCCTTGATGATGTCATCGAACGCCTTGGAACGGTGGCTCATCTCCATTACGCTCATACCTGTGCCCTTATAATCGAGCATTTCATCGGCAGCTTCCTTAAGCACTTCCTCAGGGAGTACAGCAGGACCTGCACTGAAGTTATATACTCTACCCATTGTTAAACCCTCCATATAAATTAGTTTCTTAGTTTCATTATTTATAAAGACTATAAATATATAAATTAATAATATTATTATATGCCTTTTATAAAAAAAAGTCAAGGGCTGTCATATAAAAATACTCACTCGTCATAAGTTTTTGTACATATCAGCACATAAAGCAGCCCTGAAAACGTGCATTTTTACACCTTACCTATGCCGTTATATATAATAAGCACTGAAAAGCATGAAAAATCAGAATAATACTAAAGCGTTAAAAAGAGGTTAAAATTTTTGGTATTCCTTGAAATCTCCATATTTGTGTAGTATAATGTAATCAATAAAATGCGACAGTTGTATAAAAATCGGGGAACAATTGTCACTCTCAGGGAAAGAGGATATATATGCAAAAGATATTTTATGTTTCAAGAAATGAGGACAAAGCCCATGATGGAAAAGCCCCGGATATGGACAGATTTCAGCGAGTTGAAAAGCTCAACAGTCTGATCGCGGCAGGCTGGGCTATAAAGGAAATGAAAAGCGAAAACAACAGCACATTCTTTGTGCTTGAGAAAGCAGACTAGACTTTAAATGGACGATATCGAGCCGTATCCTGTCAATAACACAGACACGTTGTTTTGTAGGGGACGGCGCCCTCGACGTCCCGCCCACTCACCAGCTTTTTCAACAAATTTACAGGACGGCAGCCCCACCGTCCTTTTTTTATGTGCAGATAAATTTTGCGAAAACGTTTTATGGGTATTGCATTTCAGAGAGAAATATTGTATAATTAATGTAATCGTTTTAATGAGCACAAATGATACTATACATATTATAAAGGAGTAAAAAAATATGGCTTATGTAATCGGCGTAGACTGTGGTACAAGCGGCACTAAGACAGTGCTTTTTGACGAAAAGGGTACTGTTATCTCTTCTGTAACTATTGAATATCCTATGTATCAGCCTAAAAACGGCTATGCAGAGCAAGATCCTGCTGACTGGGCAAACGCAATGATAAACACTATCAAGGCTGTTATGACCAAAAGCGGCGTAAATAAAGAGGACGTTGCAGGCGTTGGTATCTCTGGACAGATGCACGGACTTGTTATGCTGGATAAGGACAACAACGTGCTTAGAAAGTCCATAATATGGTGCGATCAGAGAACTGCCGCAGAAGTTGAAGAAATGAACGAAAAGCTAGGCAGAGAAAAGCTCATCAAGATAACAGCAAACCCTGCCCTCACAGGCTGGACGGCTGCGAAAATCCTTTGGGTAAAGAACAACGAGCCTGATATATATGAAAAGTGCAGACACATTCTTCTTCCAAAGGACTATCTGAGATTTATCCTCACAGGCGAATATGCAACAGAGGTTTCCGACGCAAGCGGTATGCAGCTTCTTGACGTGCCAAACCGCTGCTGGTCAAAGGAAGTCTGCGATACGCTTGGCATTGATATGTCAATGCTGGGCAAGGTGTACGAGTCATGCGAGGTAACAGGCAAGGTCACAAAGAAAATGGCTGAGCTTACAGGACTTAAAGAGGGTACTATAGTAGTAGGCGGAGCAGGCGACAATGCCGCTGCGGCTATCGGAACAGGCGTTGCAGAGGACGGTAAGGCGTTCACAACTATCGGAACATCAGGCGTCGTATTTGCACACACTTCTTCTATCTCTATCGACCCAAAGGGCAGAGTTCACACCTGCTGTGCAGCAGTACCGAACGCATGGCACGTTATGGGTGTTACACAAGGCGCAGGACTTTCGCTGAAATGGTTCAGGGATAATTTCTGCAATGCAGAGAGAGAAACAGCAAAGTGCATGGGTGTTGACGAATATTATCTCATGGATAAGGAAGCAGAGAAAGTGCCTGTTGGTGCAAACAGACTTCTCTATCTGCCATATCTCATGGGCGAAAGAACACCGCATCTTGACCCTGACGCAAGAGGAGTATTCTTCGGACTTTCCGCAATGCACACTAAGCGTGATATGCTGAGAGCAGTAATGGAGGGCGTATCATACTCCCTGAGAGATTGTGTTGAGGTATTCAGAGAAATGGATATCAACGTATCCGACATGATGGCATGCGGAGGCGGCGGAAGCTCACCGCTGTGGAGATCAATGCTCGCAGATCTTTACAACTGCCCTGTAAAAACAGCTTCATCGAAAGAAGGTCCAGCCCTTGGCGTAGCACTTCTTGCAGCAACAGGCGCAGGCATTTACTCATCAGTACCGGAAGCTTGTAAGGCAGTAGTAAAGACCGACAAGGTACAGCAGCCTGAAGCAGAGCGAGCACCTGAGTATGAGAAATACTACAAGCTTTACACAGAGATCTATCCTGCACTGAAAGCAGAATTTGCAAAGCTTGCGAAGATGTAATATAAAACCAAAAGCTCCGATTTGCCGTCGGAGCTTTTTTTGTGTTAGAATATTTCGACAACTAAAAAATGGCTCTCCACAATAGCGGAAAGCCGTTTTTACATATTGGTCGGAGTGACCTGATTTGAACAGGCGACCTCTACCACCCCAAGCCCACGCACGAAGTGCGAAGGGCGTTTTTTTATGTCCGAAGCATTAAATGTTGAGGGTGCAGGGCGCACAAAGCTGTGCTGTGCGCCTTGCCTGCCCCCTGCCTGAGTGGCGGTCGCCAAATCTTTGACCGCAGGGAAAAGATTTGTGTGACATCGCCACGCGCCCACCTCTGGGGTGCAGGTCTGCACATTGTTGTAAGGCTGTGCATACTTTGCGCCCTGATTATGTTATATCGGAGTGACAAGCAAGCACCGCTTCTTAACATTATTCCGTAGTGGTTAGCACTTTGTATCCTCGCCGATTAGGCGACACTCAGAAGTCTTGATAGTCATTCGGCTCTGTGTAGTCCTCTTGCTCCTGTCGGTCTACGTCATTGCTGTCATTGAGGTATTTCAGCTCGTCAAGTATGTCCTCTTGTTGGTCGGATATGTTTTGCAGTAGCTTGATTATGGTGTCTTGTCCTCTGTCCTGATGTGATTGTCTTATGGATATGTTGAAAACACAAATAATTAAAGCAATAACAATTACTAGCCAAATTATATTCAACCCAATGAATATAGCTGTTGTTGTTTCTGCATTTTGAAATAATTCCTCTAGCATGATTACTCCTCTTTATCCTTATTAATTTTTATCATTATCTGTCCTATTTTCACAAGCGTTTCATTTTGCTGTTTCAATAGTTCCGCTTGCTCCTTGTTTCTCTTTGAAAGATCATTAACAGTTTTGCAAAGGTCAAGAAATTTGCAGATTAAATAGACTATAAGTGCGAGTATTAACAGATTTATTATTAAACGTGTGGCAAGAATTAATTTTACTGTATCATCTAAAACACTAATTATACTATATACACTATTCAACTTTATTACTCCTTAATTTTTACAATAGCACTATTATTGTTCTGCTGTGTTATGTTGTATTTGCTGTTACTGTCGGCTTTATAGCCTATTCCTCTTTTATCATTCGTAAGTCCTGCTATATAATCAATACTCACTTTATAAAATTTTGCTAACTGTATAACTTTTTCAAATGGGATAGGATATTCACCTGTTTCCCACCTACTATATTGCTTTTGAGAAGTGTCAAGAATTTTCGCTATCATGCTTTGATTTAGTTCCATATCCTCTCTTAAATCTCTAAGTCTTTGATAATAATTAATAAAAATCACCTCACTTATTTGTTTATTCATACAAATTATATCATAGTACATAATTGTTCTATTGACAATAGTACAAAAATGGGGTATATTATATATGTCGGTAGTACATTATTGTACTAATCACTTGATAATCGTAAGTGTCCCATGGAATTTTTTTAAATTAAATTTATTTGAGTGAAGCGAAAAGAAATTTAAGTTAAAAAAATAGGCAATGGAATTCATGAGCAAAGCGAATGAAGTCGCTTGCCGTTCCGCCCTAGCGCCAGCAGGGGCAAAAGGGACACGAAAAAGAAACACAAAGGAAAAGGCACGAGGAAAAGCCGAAAAACCTCAGAAAGGAAAAAAATCATGAAAACAACGATTGTAGGCTGGACAAAAAAGAAAGCATTTAACGGAGTAATAGAGGGCAAGCAGATTAACAGCCCCGAAAAGGTAGTATTTCAGCTTCTGCAGGAAGTTGATAACCCCGACTGTCACGGAAAAATGGTCGATACTCTGAAAATACCGACCGAAAATGCAATCAGACTTAACGGAAATTCTGAGGATTTCAATAAGCTTCTTGGCTGTGATGTAATGCTGAACTATCAGATATTCAACGGACGTTCTCAGCTTGTTGATATCACCGTAATTAATGCAGACGGAACACTTCACTGCAACACAAAATAATTAGCGGTGAAACCGCTGTTATAAAAATTTAATAAGAAAGGAGTTTTGCTAATAATGGAAGCTGTTACAACAATGCTTAGTAATGCCGTTACTGTTTTTGGTTCTTGTTGGGATGCTATGACAAGCAACGTACCTATTGCAATTCTTGTAGGTCTGTCTCTTCTCGGCTCAGGTGCAGGACTTTTCGCCAAGTTCAGACACGCTGTATAAGCAAAACCATTTACATAAGCGGAGTAATTCAAATTGCTCCGCTTAATTTTTTTGAAAGGAAGTTGATAAATTGAGAAAAAAGATTAAGCAAGTGTTGTGTATGATCTCTGCACTTGTTGTGATGATATGTTGTGCCGTTCCTGCATTCGCATTAACAAATTCTGATTTGCCAACAGGTAGTTATAACCCCGAATTTGAAGAACAATATAAAACAGCTTTATCATATCTTAAATCAAAATATCCTGACAAGTTCAAAAATTATGTTATGATGTTGCCGTATTATGATAGCTCATTTAATCAAATCGGCTTTTATTGGTTTAACTGTGATAATTCCAATAATTTTGAAGTTTATGAGAAAAACAAATCTTATTATATTAAAAATACTGATAGTAAATCATTTACTTCTTATCGTATTTTCTTTAGCACTCGTTCAAGTCTATTCGGTGATTTATATGTAAATGGTACATCTTCAACAGATAATTTTGATTATGTTCTTTCATGGCAGATTTACGATACAAATTGTAATGTAAAATTTGGTGACAAGTATGAATTTGGTAAACCTAAATCTGAAGTTCCTGCTCCGTTTTCTGTTACATATAGTCCTGACCTTAAACTTAATCTTAAACGTAAAACTTCTGATTATGAAACAAAGTCTATTGATGTTACATTGACTCTTAATCAAGATTATCTTGATTGGTATATTAGGCGCTATGCTGAAATGAAATTAAATGTTGAAGTTGGAAAACTTGATAGTGAAAGTATTGAAGCTATTCTTGGTACAAAAAATCTTGCAGAAGTTTTTGATTTAACAGGCTGTGGTAAATCTAAGTGTATTTATTTTATATCTCTTTCAGATCCCTCTAAACCTCTTAGAACTGTTACACAAAACAGTGTATATACATATCTATCTCAACAACGTTATAGTATTGTTGATAAAGATAATGGAGATATAGATGGCTCAACTAGTACGGCTGTTTATGCTAATGGTTTGTATCCGTACTTTACTGTAGATTTTAAAGAATATTTTAAACATACAATGCAATCTGATATTGCTTCTGAAAATTGTTCTTATAAAAAATATCAGGCTGTTATAAAGAATTTGCCTACTTATCAGCTTTCTATACCTCTTGAAAATATAGATGCAGAAAAGTTTGAAGTTATATCCGTTCTTAATTCTATCCTTACTTGTGAAACTTTATTCCCTACGGAAAGCGGTCAATCTGTTTTTAATGGTAGCTTTAAATCAGCTTATAGTGTTGATAGAGGTCCTAATGGTGTTAACTTTAATAATATTGATTATATTAATGTTGATAAATGGGACACTGATGATACTGGTTATCTTGATTATTTTTCAAAATCTGATTGTTATTCTGTTTATACTGCTCAATTTAGTTTTGATAGTTATCCGAAATATGTTCCGCTTAAAGACGGCAAGGGCAATGATATTGATATGATTAAAACAAATCCGTTTGATTTTTCAAAAAGTCCTGTTGCTCCTGGTACTTATCAATCAGTAAATAAAGACGGTACTTTATCAGAAGAACGCACACTTGAAGAACAGAAGAAGCATGATAAAGATAATACTTTTTCTAAAAATTTTGCTAGTGTTGATTATACTGATTTTTCATCTATTTTTTCAACCTCTAGCTCATATTTTGAGTTTTTAACTGCTTCAATCCGTATTCTTCCTGATTGGTTTATTGCTACTTTTACAGCATGGTTTGTTACATTTCTCACACTTGCACTTATTAAGTATGTCATTCAATAAGGGGGTATATTATGCGTGTAGTTGCTATTCTTGTATCTGCTATATTGTTTTATCTTATCCCTGACGCTGTTCTTGAAACGATTTTTTCAACTGGCTTCACTGCCTGCCGTAACATTTCTCAGTATATTTTTAATGCTGTTTCTAACCTAATTAAATAAGGTGGTGTGTATGGATATTATTTATGCTTTCAAAGCTATCTTTTATAATTTAACTCTCTGTATGTCTTATACTTTTGATTTTGGCTCTTATACTTTTTCTCTTGGTTCTGTTATTGTCGGCAGTATGATTTTATCCTGTTCATCTGCTTTCATTATATATCTTTTAAAACGATAGGAGTAATTATAATGGTTAATATAATATGTTTTGTTCTTGCCGTATTGATGATTTTTTCTCTTGTATGGCTCGTTAGGAGGTAGAAAAATGCTTAACTTGGTTTTGTTTATACTCGTTGTCTGCTTTATGGTTTGTACTATAAGCGGTGTTATAGGTTTCTTCACTGACCTTAGAAACTTTAAAGCTGAACATGAGTTCAGCGGAAACAGAAAACAGCTTATAGAATATCTTATGTTCGGTGAAGATGTTGAAATAAAAGCCGTTCCTGCGGTTGAAACTAATGATAGTGAGGTGAATGATAATGAAAGTACACATAGTGTTTGATGAAAATAACCCATTTTTTCAGCTTTTGAAGTCAATGGGTTGTGATCTCTCGCAAGAAGTCATGAATAGATATGACGCTTTGCTTCTCGGCATGGCTTTTATATTTGCTGTGGTTATGCTCTGTATCTTCTGTAAGTTCTTCTATAATGTGATGATACGCATGACACGTTGTGCAAGTGCGGTGTGAGGTGTTACATGAATAGAAAACTATTTCATATAATTAACTTTATGTGTTGTATGCTTGATACTTGGTTTTTCATTGCTCCCTTTATAGTTTTTCATGTAATTACTTTTAATAGTATTGTTTCATATCCCTTTACTACTCCTAAACAAACTGCTTTATTTGGATTTGTTTTTTCTTTTCTTTTGGAGATTATTATACATCATCTTATTTTTTCTGTTTATCATCTTGTTGATTATTTTAGAAAGGATTAATGTTATGATACTATTTGATTACATAAAACAAATACCGCCCTTTATCACCTATGAGGTTTATGACCACCTTTTCGGTGCATACTTCAACAACTCTGCTATCTTTCAAGGTTGGGGCATTCACCTTTATACCGGTAAATTCGGCACTGGTAAAACGTCAACCCTCGCTCAGATAGCATATAACTATTGCGTGCGTTATCCTCAGTTGTCTATACTAACAAATATCAATCTTCAAAACTTCCCTGAGTGGACGAATATATATAAGCTTAATTCCGCTCAAGATATCCTGCACGCTCCTAAAAATTGCATTGTGGTTATTGATGAGATAGGTACTATCTTTAATTCTCGTGATTTCTCTGGTGGTAAAAGAGCCGTCCCTAAACCGCTTTTTCAGCACCTCTGCCAGTGCAGAAAGCGCAAGATGATGATACTTGCGACAGTTCAGCGTTTCAATCTGCTTGATAAGCAGATACGAGATATAACGGCTACAGTGTCAACGTGTCGTGCTACATTCCGTCACCCTTATACACGCCTTATCAAGGTCAAAACCTATGATATAGACGAGTATGAAGCGTATACGGAGAATAAGTCATATATGCCGAAAAAGCTTTACAGCCGTTTGTATTTGCAGACTAATCAGAGCCGACAACTATATGATACTTCTCAGCTTGTAGATAATATGCTTGATAAGGAGTATATCAGCGACACGGAAATACTTGCTAATCGTGGAGTAGATGTCACAAGTGACATAATGCACGATAGAAAGACAAGCAGAAGCCTGCGAAAAAGGCGTGGCGTATAGCCACGAGCGACCGCAGGGGCGAGCGCTTGCGCCGCCCTGCGGTGCGTGTGGCTATTACTTGATATTAGCCACAAAAAGCACTCACCTAATAAATGGGAGTTGATATAAATGCCCCTAAAAACGTCCTCTAAAGAGGTCAAGTGCAATACAAAGATAAAGGAATATCGTGACGGCAGTTACACTATAACACGTTCTGATCGACACATATTTAAAGACCCTGCATTTGAGTATCACTGCAAGCATGAGCATAGTATTGACGAACGTTCAAGACAAGAGCAACTTAAAACGGCTCGTGAAAATTACATATGTTATTTTGAGTATGAGGACGAAAACGGAAACATAATGCTTGATATGCTTGATACTCGTAAGTTTAAAGATAAGCAGTCACAAAGCGGTGAAGTTCGTTCCGATAGTGTTCAAAGAGCAAAGCAAAGTATCTTTGATATAGTTTATCAAAATGATTGGAAATACTTCCTTACTATTACCTTTAATGGTGATAACCTTGACCGCACAAACCCTAAAGAAGTCATAAAGCCTTTGAAAAAATGGCTTGAAAATGCAGTTAGTAGAAAAGGGCTTAAATATATCTTAGTTCCTGAGTATCACAAAAAAGGCGGTATACATTGCCACGCCCTTATAAATGATTGTGATTTTAAGTTCGTTGATAGTGGTACACGCCTTGTAAAGGGTCATGACAAGCCCCTTAAAATAGATACTATAAAGCGCCTGCATATATGTGATAAGCTCGGCTGTGATATATCTGATTTGCCTGTTGTATATAACGTGTCTGATTGGCGCTATGGTTTCTCAACAGCTATTCAGACTTACGGACAGATGTCTAATTTAGCATTTTACGTCACAAAGTACATAACTAAGGACGTAAAAAAAATCTTCGGTAAATTCTTCTGGAGTAGCAAGAACATAGTCCGCAAAACTAAAGAGATCTATTGCAATTCAGACTTTAAAGACGATTTGCCGATAGTCTCCCCCCCTCGTGCTAATGTCTGTTTTCAGTATGAAAGCAGTTTCACCTTTTCAAGTCAGGTCGAAAAGAACTGCAATGATATACTTCAATATCTTAAAGAGAATGGAAATGATGATGTCCTATGATTTTTAAAGAATGGTTTGAGATGTTCTACAACGCATACTGCGTTGATGTGATAGCCTATGATTGCTATAAGGATTATTAATATATAAATCAAAAACACTTCGGTTATATAGCCGATATGGAGCTTACAGAGGTCAAGCCTATTGATATTCAAAACTGTCTTAAATCCACCCTATCTTACAGTAATGACCGCCAAAGACGTTCATATTTCTTACTTAAACGTGTATTCCGTGAAGCTATAGTTAATGGCTATTGTGACAAAAACCCTTGCGACTATGTTAAACCTCCAAAACGTATAAAAAAAGAAGCTGAATATTTCAGCCCCGATAATCTCGTACATCTTTTTGATGATGATAGTAGTGTTTGCAGAATGTTTCAGCTTGACTTGTGGACAGGTCTCCGCCGTGGTGAACTTCTCGCCCTTAGTTGGGATAACATTGACCTTGATAATAGATATCTTAAAGTCTGTCAGACACTCGTACATACTTCATGCGGTGATAGGATTGTACAGACCACAAAATCTCGCCGTGATAGGCTTATCCCCTTGCATAGTAATGCAATAGCTATTCTTCATCAGATACGCTCTCAGGACGTCTCAGACGGCTTTCTGTTCGTTTCACCTATAACGCATACAGTAATATCCCTTAGACGTTATAACAGGCTTTATAGAATGTTTTATGAGCAACAAAAAACAAAGTACCCTGATTTACAGTATCTCACCCCGCATAAGCTTAGACATAGCTATGCAACGTATCTCATTCAGTGCGGTGCAGATATCGAAACCCTCAGAGCATTGCTCGGACACGTTGATATAACAACTACCCAGCGTTATGTACATAGCAATTTCAACCAAATGTGCAAAGCTGTGAATAATCTCAAATTTGAATAATAAAGGAGTCTTTTAAATGAAAAGTAAATTTTATACGGAGCAAAAACACAAAGAAACTATGAATTCCGTTGATATGCTCAAAGGTTCTATAAATCGTATGTGCGTTACTGATGATATGAATGAATTACGTCATCTTCTGATGACTTCAATGTGTCGTTTGTCTGAGTTGTATGTTATCAACCGTGATAAACTCATTGAGCGTTTTTCTCAGAATGATTTCTGAATGTGCAAAGCTGTTTATAATCTCAAATTTGAATAATAAAGGAGTTTTTAAAATGAAAGAGTTTAATTTTTGGTGTAAAGAAAATACCGATCATGGCGAATGTGCCAATAAGCTATGCGATTATGATAACTGTTGCTGTTATGCCCACTGTGAGGAATGTATATTTTATCTTACAGATTCCCCTGCTTGTGAGAATTGCTCTGTACCTTGTTATGATGATTAATATTTACTTGTGAAAATCTTTAGCACTATTCAACTAAAAAAACGGCTCTCCACAATAGAGGAAAGCCGTTTTTACATATTGGTCGGAGTGACCTGATTTGAACAGGCGACCTCTACCACCCCAAGGTAGCGCGCTACCAATCTGCGCCACACCCCGACAACGTATATATTATACCCGATTTGGATACAATAGTCAAGAGTTTTCAGTCAAAACAAAAAAATTGCAAAAAAGGTATTGACATTCACATTCATTTGTGATATAATAAATAAGCACTCAAGAGAGAGCACAAAAAAATATCGCGGGATGGAGCAGTTCGGTAGCTCGTCGGGCTCATAACCCGAAGGTCGTTGGTTCAAATCCAGCTCCCGCAACCATATTGGTGATACCAAATGGATACTCACCTTAAAAAGCCCGTGTTTACGGGCTTTTTTGATATTTAGAAAACAAAAAATTTTAATGTAAAACCGTGGATGCTTTTCACCAGTTTTCACGAAAAAAAGGGAGTCGAACCCTACACAACAAAAAATATCGAACATAACGGCAGACTTTGAGTATATTTTGCTCTAAGCCTGCCGATTTTTTATGAAAAAACATTCACAAAGTTTAGAAGGCTGTTTTGTCAAATATCACGAAATGTGATAAACGACAAAGCGGTCTTTTTTTATTTCAAAGGAGGCTTGATAACAAATATACTATAAAAAGGGAATCTAAAACGACTGGAGGTGATCAAGTAAAAAATAAACAGCAGTCAGACCGATGATATGACCAAAGACCCGATATGGGAATGACGATGTGAGGCAGAATATGATTTACAACGAAAAGAAGGTAGAAATGCTCAGGCAGAGATATCCCGAAGGAACTCGGATATGCCTTGACAGTATGGATAACGATCCCCGTCCGATTCCACCAGGTACTAAAGGCATAGTTCAATTTGTGGACGATGCAGTAACTCTGCATTGTAAATTTGACAACGGAAGAACGCTTGGGGTTATCCCCGATGTGGATAAGTTCCATAAAATCGCTCAGGAACAGGCTCTGAATGATACGCAAAGGCAGAATCCGCCGTCTGATGCCTGTTGAGTGCTGGCGGCTTCAAGGTTTTACAACCGAACAGTTTGAAAAAGTCGCTGAAGCAGGTATGTCCGACGCACAGCTTTACAAGCAGGCAGGAAATTCAATTACGGTAAATGTGGTTGAAGCTATTGCAAGAAATTTACTGAAATTTGACGAGGAGGAAAACGCAAATGGAACAGGTAATTAAAATCTTTGAAAACGAGGAATTCGGCAAAGTGAGAACGGTCGTAAAAGACGGTGAACCGTGGTTTGTAGGCAAAGATGTTGCGGAATGCCTTGGATATTCTAAGCCAAGAAATGCGATTAACGCTCATGTTGACAACGAAGATAAGGCACTCGCCCCGATTCAGGGCGGGTGTTCTACGTGTACTCAGAATACGATGATAATTAACGAAAGCGGACTTTACAGTCTGGTACTTTCAAGCAAGCTTCCGAGAGCCAAAGAATTCAGGCGTTGGGTCACAGCCACGATTTTACCAACTTTGAGGAGAACAGGCGGCTACGTCAGCAACGAAGAAATGTTTATAGAAAACTACCTCCCGTTTCTCGACGAGCCGTACCGTGACCTGTTCCGAATTCAAATGACGATCATAGGAAAGCTGAACGAGCGTATCCGTCACGATCAGCCACTGGTGGAGTTTGCAAATCAGGTGTCAAATACCGATAATCTTATCGACATGAACGCAATGGCAAAGCTTGCGAGAGCAGAAAATATCCCCGTCGGCAGAAACAAGCTTTACGGCTGGCTCAAAGGAAAAGGCGTTCTTATGGCGAATAATCTCCCCTATCAGGCGTTTATCGACCGAGGATATTTTTCCGTAAAGGAGTCGGTTTTTGAAACTCCGACCATGACAAAGACCTATCAGCAGACGTTTGTGACAGGAAAAGGGCAAAGATTTGTGATCACTCTGCTGAGAAAATATTATGGCAAGGAGATGGGATAATGCACACAAACAGAATTAAAGCTAAAGTTGACTTCAAGTTCTGCCTCGGCAGTATTCCAGCAATGCTGAGAGCCACAAAGCCCGTACTTTCGGAAAGGCAGTACAAGGAGCTGTGTAACGAGGTCAATAAAGCCAACGGCTACCTTGAACAGAAACGCATCATATTCAGCTATGTTGACCCGATAATCAAGGGTTGAAAATACAACAAATGAAAATCAGCGGGCAGGCAGTATAGTTCATATCAAATTTGAACGTAAATTGCGCCGTCCGCGCTAGGACAAGGTTGTTTTGCCAACAGCAGATAAAAATCTGGTGCTTGCAAAGCGACTTTTCTGCTGTTGGTATAAACAGCAGAAAGGAAAAAAATGAACAGTTTTATGTCATGGGTAGGCGGAAAGAAAGCGTTGCGTGACGCCGTGCTTGCTCGCTTTCCTCCATATTATGAACGGTATATCGAGGTTTTCGGGGGCGCAGGCTGGGTGCTTTTTCGCAAACCGCCCGGTATGGATTTTGAGGTGTACAACGATTTTAACGGAAACCTTGCAAACCTGTACCGCTGTGTAAGAGATAAACCGAATAAGCTGAAATACAAGCTTCGTTATGTCCTCGATTCTCGTGAAGATTTCGACTGGATTGCTAGTCTTCACAAGCGAGGTCTGTTCAGCAGATTTCGTGATGTTGACAGGGCGGCGAAGTTTTATCAGCTTATTAGATACAGCTACGCAAGCGGACTTGACAGCTTTGCAAGTCAGCCGCATTCAATATGGTCGGATTTCCCGATGATAGACTTGGCAGCAAGGAGATTGCAGAAGGTAGCAGTTGAGAATAAAGACTTTGAAAAACTGATACGGCAGTACGACCGCCCTGTCAGCTTTTTTTATTGCGATCCACCGTACTTTGCAACCGAAAACTACTACAAAGACGTTGGTTTTAAAACCAAGGATCATATTAGGCTCAGGGATTCGCTAATGGATATCAAGGGCAAGTTTCTTGTTTCCTACAATGACTGTCCAGAAATCCGTGAGATATGGGATAAGCCTAATATTCACATTGAGGAGATCAGCAGACTGAATAATCTGGCGCAGAGATACGACGGCGGCTGTCAGTATGCGGAGCTGCTCATATCCAATTACGATACAAGCGAGAGATTACAGGCGGTTCGCCAGCTTTCGCTGTTTGACGATGAAACAGACAATTTGGAGGTATAGTTTTATGAAAAAAATAATTTTTGCACAAGTAATGGCAGACAACGGAAAAAGCGTATTTTCGGGGCTTTTTGATGAAAACGGCGATCCCGTAAGCGTAGAAACGGAGTGCGATGATAGCGGAGTGACGCTTACGATATGGCGAAATGCTCCCGAAAGAGAACGCCGTGACTGCGGTATCTCAGAGGAAGAGATTGAGAGGACTTGCGCTATGCATGATGACTGCAGTGATTGTCCGCTGTGGGATTATTGCAATGAAGATGAGGAGGTTTTGTAAATGAAAATACTTGTTATTGAGCCTGAAAAAGCGCCGTATGAAAAGGAAATCGGCGATGATATTCACGATATGCAGGCAATAGTCGGAGGGTGTATCGAACCTATATATTTTGAGCCGAAAGAAACTGCGATTGCTTGGTGCAACGATGAATTCCTGCTTAATGGTTCACAGCCTAATCGTATTGTGGGAAATGTTCTTGTACATGGAACTTTCTTTGTTTCAGGAAATTATATGAACGAATACGGCGAATGGGACAGCTGTTCACTTACCGATGATCAGATCAAGAAATATTCCGAAATGTTTGAAACTCCCATTATCGTATTGGAGCAAATGCAGGCTACGGAAATTGAGGTAGAAAATACTCCCGATGAGGAAATGGCGGATGAACCTGAGCCGGAAATAACGATGTAATAAAAAGTAAAGTGTTGTAATTTAAAATCAAAGGAGAAATGTACTTTATGTTTAAAACAAAATCAAAAATATTGAGAAAGCTTGGCGCAGGGTTCATGGCAGGACTCTGCGCTTTTTCTATGCTCGGTTCATCTGTGAGCGGAGTTATTACAGCAAATGCAGCAGGCAACTCGACTCAAAACTCTGCGTTTCCGTCGGCAGATATGGTGATCGCAAAGGCGGCAACGCTTCTCGGTTCTCCGTATACTTTCGGAAATAAGGGATATTGGTACGCATACAATCAGGGTCAGTATACTCCGCTGTCGGTACAGACGATAAACAATCTCGGTATCGACTGTTCGGGACTTGTGTACTATACGCTGACGCAGCTTGGATACAAGACTTCGGGATTTTCTTGGAACAACCCCGTTCCCGTTGATACCGATCACTGGCTGTCGGTAAACGACAACTGCACAATCACTTATGACGGTGTGACTTCAAAAGTCGATGTTGAAAAGCAGAATATTAAGACAACAGACCGTCCATACTGGGAGTGTTCCAACGGTTCGACTATTACGCCCGGTTCTGTAGTGGTGGCTCAGAATCCATATGGCGAAGATCATGCGTGGATTTACATGGGCGAATTTAACAGCCGTTCAGATGTAGTGTCTTACCTGAAATCTATCGGCGTTTCAGAAAGTCTTATCAATTCCAAAACAGTAGGTGACGGAAAAGGCGACGGCGGCAGGCATTGGAGAATCGAGGCTAACGGCTCTGAGGGTGTTGTAATTAATAACAAGACCGACGGTAAAACAGCAACTGCTATGAATATGTCGGCTTTTAGGATCACAAAGACCGACGTGACTTTTGAGATAGATAAGTATAATACAAATGGTGATCTTGTGGGAAAATCAAGCGTTGATAATTCTACAGCGGTATATGGAATCTATCATGATAAGTCCTGCAAAAACAAGGTTGCCGAAATCAAAATAGGAAGCAATGGAAAAGGCTCTGTAAAGCTGCCAAGCAAGACTTATTACGCAAAAGAATTGAAGGCTCCAACAGGTTATTCAGTTGATCCGACCGTATATACAATCAAAGCAGGAAAAAACAAGGTGAAAGAGGACTATGAAACAGGAACAATCAAAATTAACAAAACTGCCGAGGATGGCATAATCAGCGGCAGGGAGTTCAATATATCCTATACCTATAACGGAAAATCCCTTACCGAAACTGCTAAAACCAATGCAAAAGGCATTGCGACCTTAGATGATCTGAAAGTTTATGATATGTCCACAGGCAAGGCTATCACTTACACTGTTTCCGAAATCAACGTAGATACGAGATATGAAACTCCCAAGGCGAAGAATGTCAAGCTTACAGACGGCGACGTTGATCTGACTGTCAATGTAAAGTTCAACAATGAACTCAAAACAGGCTCTATTAAGATCAACAAGCAGTCTGAGGATAATCAGAACGGCGGCAGAGAATTTACTGTAACAGGTAACGGCAAGACTTACAGCATAAAAACAGGTTCTGACGGTGTTGCAATTCTTTCCGATATCCCCGTATACGACAGTAACAATCAGAAAATTGTTTACACGATTTCTGAAAAAAACGTTCCCGTAAAGTATGTTGTTCCTGCCAGTCAGACGGTTACTTTGACAGCTGACGCAACCACAACCAAGACCTTTAAGAACGTTCTCAAAAAGTTTACCGCCCAAGTAACAAAGCAGGATTCCGAAACAGCTTCCGCTCAGGGCGACGGTACTCTTTCAGGTGCAGTTTACGGCATTTACCGTAACGGCGAGCTGGTGGACACCTACACAACCGATGAAAACGGATATTTCAAGACAAAGGAGTATGTCTGCGGAAACTACACTGTTCAGGAAATTTCACCAAGCGAGGGATATCTGCTTGATGAAACTGTGTACCCGGTTGGTGCAGAAACTGAGAATTATTCCATTGAGCATAACCCCATTTCTATGACAGTGACCGAGGACGTTCTCAAGGGAAAAATCAGCATAATCAAGCATTCCGATGACGGCTCAACGCAGATCGAAACTCCCGAAGTCGGTGCAGAGTTTGAGGTTTATCTCAAGTCATCAGGCTCTTATGAAGCTGCAAATGACAGCGAAAAAGACTACCTCGTATGCGATGAAAACGGCTATGCACAGACTAAAATGCTCCCTTACGGAATCTATGTCGTTCATCAAATTAAGGGTTTGGAAAATACCGAACAGATGGAGGACTTTGAAGTCAATATCAGCGAAAACGAAAAAGAATATTTCTATTTGCTCAATGACGCAGTAAAAAAATCCTTTGTTAAAATCGTGAAAAAGGACGCTGAAACAGGCAATATAATTCCCGTTTCGGGCATCGGCTTCAAGGTTTGGGACTGTGCAAATTCCGAATATGTTTCGCAGGAAATCAACTATCCCTCAGAAATGATTCTCAACACATTTTACACCGATGAAAGCGGTTCTCTTATGCTCCCGAACGAGCTTGTTTACGGCGATTACGAGCTTCACGAAGTGCAGTCGGCGGAGGGTTATGTCCTTGATAAAAATCCTGTTCCATTTACAATTGACGGCTCAGTAGAGACCGTAGTTGTGGAGAAAACAAATACCGCACAGAAGGGCAAAATTTCTGTTCAGAAAACAGGCAATGTTTTTGCAAGCGTAACTGCTCTTGGCAGCGCAATATATATCGATGAAAACGGCGAGGTTCACGAAAGTGGGCAGACCGCCTATACTCCCGTTTTTGCAAAAGAAAATCTCAGTGGCGCAGTATTTCAGGTAATTGCAAGCGAGGATATCATAACTGCCGACGGCACGATCAGAGCCAACGCAGGCGATGTTGTGGCAGAGCTTGTAACAGACGAAAACGGGTATGCAGAAACTGATTTACTGTATCTTGGCAAGTATGAAGTCAAGGAAATTACTGCTCCTGACGGCTATGTTCTGAACGCAGAATCTCAGTTTGTTGAGCTTACCTACGCAGGGCAGGAAATCGCAGTTCGTGATACCGTTGGCACAGCTTTTGAAAATGACTATCAGGGCATTGAAATTTCTCTTTCTAAGGTTATGGAAAATGATGAAAAGTTCGGAATTTCAGCGGAAGAAAGTTACAAAAATGTTCGTTTCGGATTGTTTGCCGCAGAGGATATTACTGCCGCTGACGGCTCGGTAATTCCTGCCGACGGTCTGATTGCGGAGGTTTCGCTGAACGAGGATATGACGGCTGTAATTGCAGAAAAAATTCCGTTCGGCAAGTATTATGTTCAGGAAATTGCAACCGATGAGCATTATGTTTTGAACGGTAAAAAGTACCTTGTAAACTTCGAGTATATGGGACAGGAAGTAACTACTGTTTCAATCGACTGCGGGCAGTTCGTAAATGAACTGAAACGTGGTAAAATCGAGGGAATCAAGGTAAATGAGAGCAACGAACCTCTTGAAAATGCTCTGTTCGGACTGTTTGCTGTTGATACCGCTGAGTTTACTGCCGACAACGCATATATGACCGCTGTTTCCGATGAAAACGGACACTTTGAATTTGACAAGATCCCATACGGCGAGTATATCGTCAGGGAAATCGAAGCTCCCACAGGATATATTCTCAGCGATGAAAGCTACCCTGTGACAATTTCTGAGGACGGCGAAGTCATAGAAATTAAAGCTGTGAATAAATCTACAAAAGTCAGAATTTCCAAGCAGGATATTACTACAGGTGAGGAGCTCCCCGGCGCAACGCTTCAGATTATTGACGAGGACGGAAATGTTGCCACGGAATGGGTATCAACAGACGAGGCTCACTTTATCGAGGGCAAGCTGATTGCAGGCAAGGAGTACACGCTCCGTGAAACGATCGCTCCCGACGATTATGAGATTGCAAGCGAGATAAAGTTTACTGTGAATACTGACGGAACTGTGACCGAGGTCGTTATGTACGATGAGCATACGCCTGATCTTGAAATTCCTCCTACAGTCACAATAGATACTCCTAATACAGGTGTATCCGCAGACAATAGTGCTGAGCTTTATCTCGTAGCCACAGCGGTTATTATGGCTTTCGGTATGCTCATATGCAAGAAGAACGATAAGAAACAAAGAAAGGATGATGTGAAATGAGATCTAAAAAGAAATTGATCGCAGCAGCAAGTTCGGTGTGCTTTGCGGCTATGATGTCGCTAACCGCTTATGCTTCAGGCGATGTTGCGGGTGCGGTCACAAGCACCTGGACTACGGCAAGATCGCAAATAGTGTCGGTGGTGAACAATGTTGTTTTTCCGTGCCTTGATGTTATCCTTGCGGTATTGCTGTTTGTGAAGATAGGTGCGATGTATATGGACTACCGCAAGCACGGACAGATAGAATGGACTCCTGTTGCGATAATCTTCGCCTGCCTCATATTCACCCTTACCGCTCCGCTGTATATATGGTCTATTGTGTAAGGAGGTATGACAAATGAAGAATATTCTTATACTCGCCGCACTGTCTGCGGTGATCCTTACAGGCTGCGGAAATATCTCGCCGCCGTTCAAAGCCGAGCAGACAACGGTCACAACAGCCGCACCGACAGTAAGTGCGGCTGCCTCTTCGGAGGCTGAAAGTACCGTCGATGAAGAACAGGTAAAATATGATACCTTTATTGCGGAGTTTTTCGATTCAAATATATGCTTTTCAGATACAAGCGCATTGGTAACAGAAGCAATGAAAGGCTGTTCATTTGAAACGCAGACAGACAGTTCAAACGGAGTGCAGAATATATCGCTGAAAGGCAAAAACGGCGGCGGTATGATCGATGTTCTCTGTATTGATCTAAGTCAGAGTGATCTTGATCACGATATGGAATATATCCTTGAAAACTTCGGGGATTACTATTTTGGACAAACCTCCGCACAGATGAGCGGTATCACTGAGGACGATTTTGTGTCCATCTATCGTATGACAAGCAGTGTTGTTTCTAAGTGTAAATATCAGCGGTACGGCTCTGTTCAGAAATCCGATGGTATGGCGACGCAGTTCGGATACACGGAAACCTACGCTGTGCTTTCGGAGGACAAGCTTACCGTTGTATCGGGTGCTTTTCTCAGTTCGGATATGATGGAAAGGCAGAGTTTTTCGCAGCTGATGAGTAAGTTTGCGGAGAATGTGAAGTATTAAGGCGGTGATAAAGTGCCATATATCCCATTTACAGACGAACAAAAAGTCCTTGCCAACAGCGTAGACTTGGCAGAATATCTGCGTGTGCGTGGTGAAAAGCTTGAGCGTGCCGGCATAGAGCATAAGCTCATTTACTATGACAGCTCAGGCAGGCACGACAGCATAACTATCCACGGCTCTACCTGGTTTGATCATAAAAATCAGGTCGGCGGCGGAGCGATAAAGTTCATGCAGGAATTCTATGACATGGACTTTCAGACGGCGGTGCAGGAACTGTTGGGACAGAGGGTAACTCCGCTGTCCCACAGTCCGCCGAAAGCTATCGCAAAGGAAGAAAAGAAAGAGTTCAGACTGCCCCAAGCAAACACAAATATGCATAGGGTTTATGCCTACCTGATAAAGCAGAGGTTCATTTCTCCCGATATTATATCGTATTTCGCAAAACAGCACACGCTTTATGAGGACAAGGAACACCATAATGCGGTGTTCGTAGGCATTGACGAAAACGGCGTTCCAAGGCAGGCAAGCAAGCGTTCAACAAATTCCTACGGCAATAGTTTCAGGATCACTTGTCAAGGTTCTGACACAAGATACAGCTTTGCACATTTCGGTGAAAGCAAAAGACTCTATGTGTTTGAGGCTCCCATAGATATGATGAGTTTTCTTACGCTTTATCCGAAAGACTGGCAAAAGCACAGCTGCATTGCAATGAACGGAGTCTATGAAAATGCCGTTTTAACGGCTTTAAAGAATCATTCTAACCTCCGTGAAATTGTGCTTTGTGTAGATAACGATGAGGGAGGAATCGAGGCGGTGGACAGGCTTAGAGATATTCTTCATGAGAACGGATACCCAAACGTTAAACGTCTTGCACCTGAGTTTAAGGACTGGAACGAATGTCTGAAATCTCAGAATGGTGTTGAGCCATTGCCTGCTGTTCCGCATAAAAGGAAAGACGAATATCTGAAAGAAGTAAGCGAACTGGGGTATTTAAAATGCCGTCCCGATAAGCTGACCTCGCAAATCTATGCAACGTTAAAAAACAGACAATACAAATATCTGGCTGAGTATGCTTTGGCAGGCTCTGCATTTTTTATGCCCAAAACCGAACAAATAAACAGCGAATATCAAGCGTTTGAAAGGCTTCAAGGCAAGCTTGGGAGTAGTTACAAGCCTTACACCGACAAGGGCAAAAAGGCGCAAAAACAAAGGAATTTGCAGGATTGTGTGCATGAGGTTTTGCGTGATCTTAAACAGACAGCCCGTACCCGTGAACAGTCAGTACAGACTGCCAAATTGCTGTATCGGCTTGCGGATAGTGCTGTCAGATTGTCGGTTGAGAAAGCTTTAAGTGTACCGATTCAGGAGCAGTGCGAGGATATAGATATCATTTCTGAACCCGAACCGTGTATGGAGTTCGGGTAATGCGATACCCTCCGCCTCACGGTGCAATACCTTGAAGATAACAAACTAACTCTTCTTTTAAATACAGAAGAAAGCATATTTCTATGGATAGGAAGTGAAAATTTGAATGAAAAACAAATGATTTTAATAGGCATACTGGTTGTATTTTTTATCGCATTTTTGGTAGTCGTAAATCTGCTTGACAACAAGTCGCTTAACGGAATAAAGGCAAAAAAAGTCGGCAATGGACAGCACGGAACTGCGAGGTGGGCGACAAAAGCTGAGATAAAGCGTACTTTTATCCCTCTGCCATTCGAGCCGGAGATATGGAGAAAAGGTCAGAACCTGCCGACTGTTCAAGGTACGGTGGTAGGCTGTCGGACACACGGCAAAAAAACTGTGGCTATTGTAGATGACGGTGATGTTCACACGCTTATGATAGGCGCTGCGGGTGTGGGCAAGACCGCATACTTCTTGTACCCTAACATCGAACTTGCCTGTGCAAGCGGAATGTCGTTTATCAGTACTGATACAAAGGGAGATGTGGCGCGAAATTATGGTACTATCGCAAGCAAGTATTACGGCTACAATGTTTCCGTGCTTGATCTGCGTAACCCTACACGCTCAGACGAAAACAATATCCTGCACCTTGTAAACAAGTATATGGATATTTATCTGTCTGATAAAACCGACCTTTCGGCAAAAGCAAAAGCGGAAAAGTATGCAAAGATAACAGCAAAAACAATAATCAACATCGGCGGAGGTGACAGTTCAAACTATGGTCAGAACGCATTTTTCTATGACGCAGCGGAGGGCTTGCTTGCCTCGGTTATCCTGCTTTTAGCGGAGTTTGGCGACAAAAACGAAAGGCATATTGTTTCGGTTTTCAAGCTAATACAAGACCTTTTGGCAAAGTATCAGCCTGCGCCGAAAGCAAAGCCTAAGATGTATTTTACAAAGCTTATGGACAAGCTCCCAAGCGAACACAAAGCCAAATGGCTTGCAGGAGCGGCGCTCAACGCTTCCGATCAGTCAATGCTGTCTGTAATGAGTACGGCATTATCACGATTAAACAGTTTTCTTGATTCTGAACTTGAACAAATGCTGTGCTTTGGAACGGCGATAGACGCCGAGAAGTTCTGCAATGAAAAGTCTGCTATCTTTATTGTTCTGCCCGAAGAAGATACAAGCAAGTACTTTATGGTCAGTCTGCTTATCCAACAGCTATACCGTGAGATATTAGTCATTGCAGATGAAAACGGCGGAAAGCTTAAAAACAGAGTTATGTTTTACTGCGATGAGTTTGGCACATTCCCAAAAATAGACGGTGCTGAATCTATGTTCTCCGCAGGACGTTCAAGAAAAATATCAATCGTTGCGATAATTCAGTCCTTTGCACAGCTTGAACAGAACTACGGAAAACAGGGCATGGAGATAATCACCGACAACACTCAGCTTACCGTGTTCGGAGGTTTTGCGCCAAATTCTCAATCAGCGGAAGTACTGTCAAAAGCGTTGGGAGAGCAAACTGTATTGTCAGGTTCTGTGTCGTGCGGAAAGGAAAAATCACAGTCACTTCAGATGATAGGCAGACCGCTTATGACTGTGGACGAACTCAAATCTATGCCAAAAGGTCAATTTATCGTAATGAAAACAGGAACACACCCGATGATTTCAAAGCTGAAATTGTTCTTTAAATGGGAGATTAAATTTGAGGAAGAATACTGTCTCCCTGATAAAACAGCAAGGCAGGTTTGTTACAAAAATCGTGATGAATTAATCAGAGATGTGGAGGTTAAATATCCGCAGAAAAAAGCTGTTGCTGCGGAAATTGAAGTGTCTGTCGATGATGAAGAATTTGATGAATTTCCGATGAGAAAAGCGAAAATTAAAACGTGAGGAGGCTGATGCAAATTGATATTACCGAGAAGAATTTACGATTTAGGTCTTAGCCACAAGGCTGTGGCTGTGTACTGTTATCTTGCAAACCGTGCGGATATAAACGGGGAATGCTATCCATCGGTGCGCAGGATCGCAGAAGATTTGAGCATACACAAAAGTACAGTGTATCGTGCATTTACGGAACTTGAAAACCGTGGATTGTTAGAACGGATACCTCGCTATCATATCCAAGGAGGACGGCGAAGCTCGCTGTACAGAGTAAAGGGCGAGATAACAAAGGCAGGAGGTGGTGCGGATGTTTGATTGGATCTCAGACGCCATTGACTGGATAGGCGACGGAATATCAAGCCTTTGGGACAATACAATAGGTTCTGCGGTAGATACCATAACAGACGCAATCTGGGATGTAATGTTTGAGTGGCTGTTCAACCTCATTTACGGCGCAGTTGCCGATCTTTTTGAATTTATCAATGCAAGCACAAGCAGTATTTTCGCTCTGTCGTGGGTGCAGTCGTTCATAGCATTGTTCCACAGTCTCGCATGGATGCTGTTTGTCTGTGGACTTATCGTGGCGGTGTTTGACACGGCGATAGCCTATGAATCGGGTCAGGCGAATATCAAAAATACCTGTCTGAACGTGTTGAAAGGGTTCATGGCGGCAAGTCTGGTTACTGTTGTTCCGCAAAGACTTTACTCGTTTTGCGTTAATTTGCAGGGTACATTTTCAAGCGATTTGCTTGGAAATTTCATATCGGGAACAAGCGACACGATGGCGGACACCGGACTTGCGGTCATATTTGCTCTTGCCTCAGATATTTCGCTGTTCAGTCTATTTTTTATGATCTTATTCGGTTACTGCACGGTGAAAGTTGTGTTTGCAAACATCAAGCGAGGCGGCATAATGCTTTGCCAGATAGCTGTTGGGAGCTTGTATATGTTCGGAGTTCCGAGGGGCTACACCGACGGCTTTTACAGCTGGTGCAAGCAGGTCATCGCTACTTGTCTGACGGCTTTTTTGCAGACAACGATATTGTATATCGGTCTTCTGACTTACACTCAGCACCCATTGCTTGCGGTGGGGATATGCCTGTCGGCAAACGAAGTGCCGAGGATTGCTCAGATGTTTGGGCTTGATACCAGCGTTAGAGTCAATATGATGAGTGTTAGTCATACTGTTTCTATGGGGGCTAAGGCGGTGAATATGATCAAGGGAAAAGCTTGATTTTACGTTAAACGTATGATATAATGACATTATTATTTCAAAACAAAAAGTGGTGTACGCTATGTTATTTGTTCAGCAAATTGAAATTGAATACAGAAAAAACGTCAGGTATGCAAATTTTGCACAAGCAAGAAATGCCATAAAGTTCTATCCTGTAAGAATCAATCCTGATGAAATAAAACAAAATGTATTGTTTCATTCTGCGTTTTTTTATCAGGATACTAACGGGATGCACAATAGAGGTACAAAAAGTCGGCAGTTTACAGAAAGTCAGCTGTATGATGGAAAATTCAATCGTTCTCCCTTTGGTAAAAAGATAGGGGTGAAACCGATCGGTGATAATCAGTACGAAGTTCATTTTTATGGAGGATTTGATAAAACTGCTTTTGTTTTGAGAAAAGATCAATATGGACGGATTGTTTTTAATGAAAGAAACACCTATTATGACACGGGTGAGTGGTACTATCAGTTTTTCGTTTTCAACATTGTCTGTTGTGAAAAAGATAATTTCAAAGAAAAAATCTTCTTCAATAAGAATCCGGACTATGAATTTAATAGTATGAAATATTTAAGATACTGCTAATACAGTCAAGCTAAAGTTTGGCTGTATTTTTATACCCAAAAGGAGGTTTGATAAAATTGAAAACCTACATCTACCCCGAAAACCTGAGAGCTAACGTCAAGCTGTGGTTTTGGAACGTTCGGGATTTTATCATAATCTGCGGCGGAATAATTCTGTCGGTTGTGATTCTGGTAAACTTCTGGAACGTCCTGCCCTTTGCTGCGACCGCCTGCTTTGCGTTTCTCTCACTTCGGGTCGACGAAACTGCAATTATGGACTATATCTTCAATGCTGTGAAGTTTTTTCTGACTTCGCAGCAATTGTATTTATGGAGGAAAAGTTAAATGAAGAAAAGCAAAAACAGCGTTCAGGGTCTTATCGGTCTTGAACGCTTTACTAAATACGGCG